GTTGATGATCAGCGCAGAAACGACGTCCTGATTGTCCAGCGCCGACGACCATGCACGGACCGCATCGCGGATCTTTTCGTGGTCTGGCGACACTTTTGCTTGAGCGCGGTTTATCATCGCTCCCGGGTGTATTCCGGTATTGTGTTGATACGCAAGTGAATGCATTGCTTTCCTTTTCGTTGAATAGTTAATGATTGGCTGATTACTCAGCCGGTTTAATAGGGTTACAGATTGTTAAAGAGCGCGGTGCTTACGGGGCTTTGCTGTGCGGGAAAGGCTTAATCTCTTCAGCCTTAATTTTCCCGTCTGGCAGTCTGTTGATAAAAATCTGACGCCCAACCCTAATTGCCTTGCTGATTGCCGTCTGGTGTACACCGATAGCGTCAGCTGCTTTGGCCTGCCCGACTTCGCCAACAAATTCAGCTAAAGAAATCTTCATATGGTTGCTCCTTTGAGTGCATAAACAAACAATACCAGAAGTATTACATAAAGCAATACCTGCGGTATTTTTAAAATATGAGTTTTGGTATTAATATCTGAAAATGGAAAAGAAAAAGATCCTCACCCCCGCTCAAGTGGCTGATTCAAAGCGTTTAAAAGCCCTTTACGAAGCGAAGAAAAAAGAACTGGGTATTACTCAGCAATCCATTGCGGACGCGCTGGACATATCCCAGGGTGCCGTTGGCCATTATCTCAATGGAAGGAACGCTTTAAATACAGCGGTAGCATCGGTCTTTGCGAGGCTTCTTGGGATTAGTGTCTCTGATTTCAGCCCGTCACTTGCGAAGGATATCTCTGATATGAGCTCGGTGGCGTCGGAAAATACTTCTTTCGCAGGGCATTATTCACCTGGCTCAAAATATCCGGTGATTAGCAAAGTTCAGGCGGGCGCCTGGTGTGAAGCGGTTGAGCCGTACACCCTAAAGGATATAGACCTTTGGCTTGAATCAGATGCTCACATTCAAGGTGAGGCATTCTGGCTACAGGTAGATGGTGACTCAATGACAGCACCGGCGGGTCTTAGCATCCCAGAAGGAACCTTTGTCCTCTTCGATACTGGGCGCGAGGCAATCAACGGCAGTCTGGTAATAGCAAAGCTATCCGATTCGAACGAGGCAACATTTAAGAAGTTAGTGATCGACGGTGCGCAGAAGTACCTGAAGGGTTTAAATCCACAGTGGCCATTGGTAGCGGTGAATGGTAACTGTCGAATTATCGGTGTTGCTGTAGAGACGAAGATGCGGCTGGTCTGATCGGCAAGGTGTTTTGGTCGGCGTATAGCTGGTAGCGGCCTGAAGAGACGTTTGGGTAGATGATTTTTATTTTTCACAGCAATAGGATGATTTATGACACAGTTTCAACTTGCGTTAATCGCCAGGGAAGTTGATGGAGAAGTCATCCATCTTCGCACCAAAGACGGATACATCAATGCCACCGCAATGTGCAAGTCTGCAGGGAAACTGCTTGCTGACTATACACGACTAAAAACAACACAAGATTTTTTTGATGAATTATCACGCGATATGGGGATTCCCATATCGGAGTTAATTCAATCATTTAAAGGCGGAAGAGCAGAGAATCAAGGGACCTGGGTTCATCCAGACATCGCAATTAATTTAGCGCAGTGGCTATCTCCAAAATTTGCAGTGCAAGTTTCAAGATGGGTACGTGAGTGGATGTCAGGCGAAAGAGCTCCTGCCGAACTTCCTATTCATCTTAAGCGGTATATGACAAACCGAGGCAGGGTTCCTCATACGCACTTTTCTATGCTTAATGAACTGACGTTTAACTTGGTTGCGCCACTTGAGCAGGCCGGATATACGCTGCCAGAAAAAATGGTCCCTGATATTTCAGAAGGTAGGGTTTTCTCGCAATGGCTCCGTGACAACCGGGGAATTGAGCCGAAGACATTCCCAACATATAACCATGAGTATCCAGATGGCCGGACTTTCCCGGTACGTCTATACCCAAACGAATATCTTGCAGATTTCAAACAACACTTCAATGAAGTGTGGCTGCCTCAGTACGCTCCTAAATATTTTGCTGAACGAGACCAAAGGGCTTTGACGCTGATTGAGAAAATCATGCTGCCTGATCTTGATTCCTAAATGCCACAACCCGGCCACCGCGCCGGGTTTTTTATTGCCCACCCATAAAGCTATCCCCCATTCTGCCGATAACTATCCAGCCTGAAGCTGATAACAATAACTATCGCAACACTACCTGCCCGCCCGTGCGGGCTTTTTTATTGCCCCTTCCTCACCAACTCCGCAGCATCCCTGTTAGCTCCCTTCCCTATCACGTTTCCTGTTTCCTTCCGGTACTGCTTCAGCTTGTCGATGATGTTTTGCTGGGTCATGGGTAAATCAGCCAGTGACAACTCCATGACCGCCCGCCCCATGGCGTGAACCATCATGTTCACTCTTTCTTCATCCAAGTCCATTACCCACTCCTTTTTGATGTTTTTTCAAACATACCATCATCGGAGCTAAAAATAAATTTCGTTTAAAAACAACCAAATAAAACCACATTAATCATTAATACAACTATTGTTGTTGACGATAAAACAACTATGGTTTTTAATAAGCCCATCGAAACGAAACATCGACAGCTGGGCGAAGTTAGCCAGCGGCGAAGTGGAGATTCGGTCAGTCGAACGGCGCGACAGTAAACCATGCGTCGGCCCCATGGCGAGCCAATGGAAGGTTCCAATATGCGGGATTACACAACCTAATGTTTTCTTACGAGAGATCAGTATGTTGAGTAATTGCATTGAACATAAACAAAAACAGCTTTATGGACAGACATCCACGACCGTCAATGGGAAAACAGTTTCCATCAAGCTGCATCGAAAGGCCTATTGCGAAGATCGTGGCGTTAGCCTTGAGAGCATTAAAGGGATGGTCATTCTTCACAAATGCGATAACCCACGTTGCATTAACCCAAAACACTTAGAGCTAGGCACTCAGCTAGACAATGTTAGGGATATGGAATTGAAAGGTCGCGCCAAGCACGTAACTGGAGAGAAGAACGGCGCAGCCAAGCTGACACCAGAAGATGTATTCGCGATACGAAGCTCACCGCTTAGTAACAGAAAAATTGCTGCTGTCTATGGGTTATCGCCTTCTTACATTAGTTCAATTCGATTGCGGAAAAAATGGAAGCACCTTTAGCCCTCCCGGCGGGCTCAGGGAGAGCGGCAATGGTGCGTAACTGGAATGTTTTGGGCTGGCAGACGGTTATCAGCTAGTTGGTGAGGTAATGGCTCACCAAGGCGACGACGGCCTTCCCTGCTTCATTGTGGGGAGCCAGCGCCAAAACATTTCTCCCGCATCAGCGGGTAACGACAGAGGATAATTTCATGTCTTACATCACCGAAAACATCCACCTACTTTCAAACTTCAACGCTGACCCGGCAACTATCGCGAACATGAAATCGCTGGTGCTGCCATGGGCTAAAAAGCGCTTGAGTGAGTATCAAGAGCTATACGCATTGTGCCCAGAAGCGATATTTGGAGACGAAATTGAAACGTTAAAAACTGGCATAGCAGTTTGCGAACAGAGATTACAAGCCGCCTAACCAGCGGCTTTTTTCATACCTCACCGTTCTCTATGAGTGCGGTTAGTTATGACAACCGGCGGCCATCCACCGCCCATTAGCGCAGAAGTCTTGTATTAACCGTTCCGTTCGCCGCGATAAGGCCGAGAGGATTTATGAGTAAGAAAAACGACGGTGGCTACGCTTTCCCTATGGAGGCGACAGATGCCACAGCTTGGAGGGATTGCAATCAGGGAATGACGTTGCGCGACTACTTCGCGGCAAAGGCTATGCAGTCCATCGTATCAAGTCCTAAAGAAATGGAATCTCTTATCGATACCCTAGGTGCAAAAACTGCTTACGCGAAAGTCTCAGAAACAGCATATGTCATCGCTGACGAGATGCTCCGCGCCCGGGAGGCATCATGACAGTCACCCACAACGGAAAGCAGTACACCGCCAAGAAGCTCAACGATAACGAGTGGCAGCTGACGTCGTTATCGGCACCACGGGAAAAACTGGTGCTTAACCGCTGGCAGATGCATATCGCTGGTCTCCTGGAACAGGTAGAGGTGAAGGTATGACCGTAATCGTCGAATGTATTGAGACTAATGGCGACTGGACTG